GGTTGAGATCATTGAGGTTGTGGCAGCGGCCAAAAAGCCAGCGCCAGCAAAGGCCAAGTCTGGCAAGCGCGTGCTGACACCGCGCCCTGCCAAGGCAGCACCAGCGCTAAAGGATACTGATCGCACTTGGGGCAGGCTAGAGGCTGATGAGCGCCTCAGTTTGAGGGATTTGGGGCTATGAAAAGCAGGCAGAAAGATGATTGGTATCCAACGCCGTCCAGCGCCACAAAGGCTTTGTTAGCTGTTGAGGTGTTTGACCCATACATTTGGGAGCCTGCTGCTGGTGATGGCGCGTTAGCAGAGGTTTTAAAAGCAGATGATTATGGTGTGGTTGCATCTGATCTAAATGATTATGGCTATTGTGAATCAGGCATTGATTTTTTAATGGCAACTGATTTGGCCTGCGACAGCCTCATTACAAACCCGCCTTACAAATTAGCAGAAGAATTTATCATGCACGCAATCACTTTGGGCGCAGCAAAGCACGCTTGGTTATTACGATTGAGTTTTTTGGAAAGCCTTGGCCGGTTTCAGCGTTTGTTCAAAGCGCACCCGCCTGCGCGCATCCATGTTTTCAGCAAGCGATTAACAATCTGGCGCGGTGATTTTGTAAACGCTGGTAGTAACGAGCCGATTCCGGGAACTGGCACGACTGCTTATGCTTGGTTTGTTTGGGAAAAAGATTTCAGCGGTTCACCGCAGTTAGGCTGGCTATGAACCAGCAAATTATGGACATGGCGCAGCAAGAGTTTAACCGCGCAGTGATGAATAACATGGGCATCTACATGATTGCAGAGGCGTGGGGCATCAAGCCGTGGGCTGTCACACAGTATGGCGGTCATGGAGTATTAACAGAGGGCTTTGTGGTGGCTGAAATAGCCAAGCAGATTGAGGAGATGGATATTGGATCAGACACAATGGCCGCAACCGTGCATCAGTTGTGGGGCGAAGCACGACAGATTGATGGGAACTTGGGTGATCTTGGGCAGCGGCAAGCTGGTTTGCGCCAATGATAAATGCTGGCGTGAAGCGGTCAAGATTGCAAGTAACGCCAGTGACGCTGCGCGAAGCGAATGAATTTGTTGCAAACTTTCATAGGCATAACAAGCCAACGCAAGGTGGGCGCTTTGCAATCGGCGCGGTTTATGGTGACGCTCTGATCGGTGTTGCGATTGTTGGCCGCCCGGTGTCAGCGACAGTACAAGATGGTCTGACGGCTGAAGTGACGCGGTTATGTGTTTCTGCTGATGCGCCGACAAATGCTTGCAGTTTTCTCTATGGTCGTTGCTGGCGTATCTGGCAGCAAATGGGCGGTGAGCGCATGGTCACATACACATTGCAGAGCGAAAGCGGGGCAAGCCTACGAGGCGCAGGGTGGCAGATAAAGGGAGAGGTCAAGCCTTCTAATTGGGATCGGAAAAGCAGACCGCGAGAATGGCAACCAATTTATGGACAGTTAAAATTTAGATGGGAAAAGTCACAGATATCTTAGACAGATATCTAAGCCGCTAAACAGAGGCTTTCACATAACATTACTTATTTTTAAGAGAACAAAGCGAAGCAAGATATCTAAGAGGTAATTTTAACGATGCAAAAAAATCTGTCAAGTGAATATGTCGATCCTGAAAGAATACAACAGCTTATAAGCAAGATCGGAAAACAGACGAATCACCATTATAGGCAGGCCAGCGCTAGATATAGTGTTGATAGTTTTGGGATGCGGCAAGAAAAGGTGTTCAAAAAACTGGCACCAATGATGAGTGTTGAGGGTTTTAAAGCAGAAAGACAGCGGTACTGGGCAATGAATCAGTTTCAGCAGCGCAAATATATTGAGGAAAGGGAGCGCCAATTTGAACGTGGATCAATTACATAGCTTGTTTGTCAGTGCGGCAGAAACAGATCGGCGCTTACCAGCGGCCATACGCAAGCAGAAGATGGCGGCATGGCCTGATGTTATCAATGACTGGCATGGGTATGGCTGGACACAGTTAGGCGAGACAGTACTACGGCCTACAAGCAAACAGATAGATGATTATGACAAGGCATTGGGGCTTGTTGTGCAGATGCCAGAGCCAGATAGACGGCTGATATGGGCTGTTGCTAACAGTGCGGCCTTCAAGCGCCGTGGAGCGCCGTGGAGACGCTTGGCAAGGCTATTGCGTATGGGTGATGACGGAAGGGTAGTCAAGCGCAACTACATGGATGCGCTTGTTCGGTTACATTATCGGTTATGATCTAACAAGATCGACGGGCTTCTCAAGAAACTCAACGAGGCTTTTCCTAGCTGCATCCATTGAGAGCAAACCCTCATCCTCCCTGCCGCCATAGCCGTGCGGAGAATCTTCGACTTCCCAAGCCCATCCAGAGAAATGCAGCCAGATTGCCACCTCAAAAGGTGCATCAGGTGCAGTTTCATAAATGGGCAAACCTTTGTTTTGCTGTTTATATAATGTGATCATTTTAGTCTCCCTGTTTGAATTACCTTACACACTTAATATGGGTATCTTGACACAAGATGTCAAGTATATACGCAGTAAGTATCAAAAATATTTGCGATGTGTCACGCTGACACATAAACCGTTAAGGGATAGTGTCTCACACTGAGACATGGTTTTTGTTGCGAAATGCACGAGATTTGGTAATATTTATTTAGACTGACGCTACATATGGTTGCAGCAATGCAACCGGTCGCAACCAGTGCAACCAATCAGGACATACGATGAGAAAGTTTCAGCCATCCCTTGTTGACTGGGATGAGATCAGACAGCGCGTGCAAGCTGGTGAGGGCTATAGCAGCGTAGCGCAGGACTATGAGGTCAGCAGGCAGGCGATAACGAAGCGGTGTAATAAAGAGGGCTGGATCAGTGATAAGCCAATTACTACTGCTGTTCGCAGGCAGTTGCGCAAGCGCAACCAAGCGCAACCAAGTGCAACCGCGCAACCAGTTGCAGTGCAACCATCGCAACCACTGGTGGAAAGAAGTGACAAGCGTGCAGCAATTGTCCAGCTACTTAGCGAAGGCGTGCCGAAAGTCCACGCTGCCGCTGTAGCAGGCGTGAGCGAGGCAACGCTTCACAGGTGGGTAAACGAGGATGATCAGTTTAAGAGGGACTTACGTGCAGCAGAAAGCGCGGCGGTCGCTCTCAGGGTGCAGCGCATAGGAAAAGCCGGCGAAAAGGATTGGCGAGCCGATAGCTGGTACTTAGAGCGCACTCAGAAGGCTACGTTTGGCTCTGACGCTGGCAAGGGCGGCGGTTTAGCAGTACAGATCAACATAATGAGAGATGGCGAGCCAGAGGTTGTGGACGTAACGCCAACAGGGTGAATCTACAACAAAGCTACAACAAAGGCAGCACTGCTTGCCGCTGCGTCATGGTGACAAATGGTTGTAGAGCGTAAGACCTCTGGACTACATAGCCGGTTTCGATTCAGACCCGCCCCCGTGCCATACCCCACAGGCTGGCTCGCGACGACGACGAAGGCGATATGTAAACACGCCCCCGTCTACAAAATATCAGGATATCAGGTTGCATGGCAGAGCAAAGCACATTCGCACGGCGCATGATGGCGCAGAAGCTGATGGCTGAAAAGCGTGATGATCCGTTTAGTGATAGTCGGTTCTTCAATGCAGCACCTATGCTGTCACCTGACGATATGATGCTTGAAGGCCCACAAGGTGCTGGCAGCGGAACAGTAACACCCGGTCAGGTTGCATATGGCGTTGGTGCAACCGGTACATTGTTTGCACCCGGCGCTGGTGTAGCTGATGTGATGGGTTTTGCGCCTGATCCGTTTAATCAGGGTCAGATGTTGCCTAGCTTTGGCGAGAATGTGCGGCAAGGTAAGTATCTTGATGCTGGTTTGCAGACGCTTGGCGTTGCTGGCGATGTCTTGCAGGCTGGTGGTGCTGTGTTCCCGCCGTTGATTGCTGCTGGAACAGCTTTAAAAGCACCAAGGGCTTATAGGGTTGCTGATGCTGCAATGGATGCCGCTGACGCTGCCAAAATAGACCCTAATCAGGCCACTGGTGCCGCTATGGATGCTGCACAGGCGCGATATTTTGAGACAGGCAACTTTGAGCCGCCAACGGCTGACAACCCTGTGTCTATTGTACCGCCAAAGCCTGACGAACCCGGCATCATAGCCTTTCATGGCTCTGGCGCAGATTTTGATGAGTTCAGGCTGGAAATGATCGGCACTGGTGAGGGCGCACAGGCATATGGCTATGGGCTGTACTTTACTGATAGTGAGGATATAGCCAAGTTCTACCGTGACACGATCAGCATGGGTAATGAAGTGTCATACAAGGGTAAGCCTATAAAAGATTTAGACGATGATTATGCTCCGATTGAGGACAACATCGCGCATATGGTTGGGCAACAAGGCACTAAAAAAGATCAAATTCGTGTGATTGATGACGAAATTTCAAGAAATATGCGGAATTTAAGTGCCATTAAGCAATCAATAAAAGACTACAAAGCAAATCCTGAAGTGTATGGGCTGAAGTTTCAGGGGATGGAATTAGACCCAGACATTGCTGACGGCATAAAAGATGATTTTAAAGACAAATTAGATGCCTCAATCAGAGTTAAAGAAAATATAGATTTAATTGAGGTTAAGCCAGCAGGCAAAATGTACAAAGTCGGCCTTGCTCCCAAGCCTGACGAATTACTGGATTACGATGCGCCGTTTTCAGCGCAGTCAAAAGATGTTCAAGAAAAACTGCTTAAAGCTGGATACGAAGTTGATCCTAACACCTCTGGCTCTGGCGGCATGATATTAGATGCTATTATGTCAAACGTAGGCCGTGAAGGAGCGCATTTAGCGTTGGGCGGCAAAAGAACTGACGCAAGGCAAATCGCATCTCAGCGCATGGCTGAAGCTGGCATACCCGGCATCAAATACCGTGCCGCTGGTTCAAGAGCAACAACCACCGCTGATGAAGCAGCAGAGCGCAACTATGTCATCTTTGACGATAAAGCGGTCAATATTATGGAAAAATACGGCATAGTCGGGCCTGTGGCTGTTACAGCGGCTGGCACGGCGGCGGTCAATCGTGGCCGCAATGACAATGACAACGGCGGTTCTATCTTACCAGATGCAGGCGTGCTGTAGTGGCCCAGAAAATAATTAAGCTGGATTACCAGCCGCAGCCAAAGCAGGCGTTGCTGCATAAATGCAAAGCCAAGCAAATACTGTTTGGCGGGGCTGCTGGTGGCGGCAAGTCGCATAGTGGCCGCTGGGATATCATAGGCTTTTGCTTGGAAAACCCCGGCTTGCAGGCATTTATCTTTCGCCGCAGCCTGCCGGAGTTGGACGGCAACCATATACAGCCGATGAAAAAAGAACTGCCACTTGAGCTTGGCAACTTTAATGAAACGCGCAAGCGATATGAGTTCTACAATGGCTCAAGCATACAGTTTCAGTATTTGGAGCGCGACAGCGACTGTGACCGTATTCAGGGTCAGGAAGTGCATATCGCGCTGGTTGATGAGGCCGGGCAGTTTACGCCGTATCAATTAGGATACATTAAAAGCCGTATGAGGCTTGGAAACTTTGAGCCAAAGCAGAAAGAATTTTTGCCACGGCTGGTAATGACGGCCAACCCCGGCGGTCAAAGCCACAATTTTTTAAAAGCCCTTTATATCGATCCAGCCCCGGCTGAAAGTTATTTTTTCGATCACACAATGCGTGATCCCAATAACCCAGCCGATAAGGGCTGGCTGACCATGTATATACCGGCCAAAATGGCTGACAACAAATATATTGATCCTTCATATGCCTCCAGCTTTAGTGCGCTGCCTGAAGAACTGGGCCGCGCCTTGCGCGAGGGTGACTGGGATTTAGTCGTTGGCAGTTTCTTTGGCGATGTCTGGAAACGTGATTTGCACGTTATCAGGCCGTTTGAAATACCGCAGCACTGGACAAAGCTAAGATCATTTGACTGGGGCAGCGCATCGCCATTTTCTGTGGGCTGGTGGGCTGTTGCAGATGATCACGATGAAATACCTGACGGGGCGTTGATTAGATACCGTGAATGGTATGGCTCAAGCGGCAGGCCAAATGTGGGCCTTAGAATGACAGCAGAAGAGGTTGGGGCAGGCATCAGGGCCAGAGAGCGCCATGAGCGCATAGATTTTGGCGTTGGTGATCCAAGCATCTGGAAATTTGATGGCGGCCCGTCAATCGGTGAGCGCTTGAGCAAAATGGGCGTGCGCTTTAGGCGTGCAGACAATAGCCGTGTCGCAGGCTGGGATCAGGTCAGGCAAAGGTTGATAGGTGATGATGGTATCCCGATGCTCTACGTTTTTGAAGACTGTGTGGACACGATTAGAACCCTACCTGTTCTTACGCACGATAAGCATAGAGTTGAGGATGTTGACACTACGCAGGAAGACCACGCTGCTGATGACATCCGTTATGCGTGCATGGCAAGACCTTATCAGCGCCGCGCACCAGAAATTGAAGAAGACCCTTGGCGGCCGCCGACAATAGACGAAATGATGGCTGGCCTCGATAACGCAACCAAGCCGTCAGGCTGGAGACTTTAATGGCTGAATCCTATAATTATGACCGTGAGCCTACCAAAAAGGCAGATCGTGCGGGTTATTGGAATCACCAGATTACCAAGGCGCGTAAGTTTGAAGAAACATGGCACAACCGCTGCTATGACATTATTGAGCGCTACCGGGACGATAATCCTGACCGTGTGATGCGTGAAACACGCATGAATATCTTTTACAGCAATGTCGATACGCTAAAGTCCAGCTTGTATTTCAAAACGCCAAAACCAAAGGTATCACGGCGATTTAAAGACAATGATCCTGTCGGGCGCACAATTGCAATGGTTATTGAGCGCGGTTTGCAGTTTCAGCTTGATGTATATGACTTTGATGCAGAGGTGCGCCGGGTCATTGAAGATATGCTGATTGTCGGGCGCGGCGTTATGCGTATGGTTTACGAGCCGTTGCTGATTGAAGGCGATCCAGAGCAAATACCGCTGCAAGTCAATAACGTCATGGGCATTGGCGAGGTAGCGCCCGGTCAAATGGGCGAGGTGCCTGTTGGTCAGTCTTTTGTTGATCCTGACGGCAATGTGGTTGATGAGGCATCAGTAATGATGGGGCCGCAAGGGCCATTCATGGAAGGTGATCCGGTTGAGTATATCGGTGAGCAATCTATCCGCTGCGAATATGTCTATTGGTCTGATTTTACCATGTCGCCAGCCAGATGCTGGAATGATGTCAAATGGATTGCGTTCCGGCATTTAATGACCCGCCAAGAGCTAATTGACTATTACGGCGCAAAGGGTGAGCAAATCCCGCTGACATATCGCGGCGAAACCAGCGGAGGCTATGACGGTAATGAACAGCCTGACATGGCTGAAATATACGAAATCTGGGATAAGCGCAGCGGCAAGCAGCTATTTGTTGCCAGCAACTTTAATGAGCTACTAGAAGAATTTGACGATCCCTATAACTTAGAAGGCTTCTGGCCTATGCCAGAGCCGCTATATGCAATCAGCACCACAGACACGACTTTGCCTGTGCCGGAGATATTTACCTATGAGGATCAGATTGCAGAGCTTGATCTGATCACACAGCGTATTGCAAACCTCACAGACGCCCTGAAACGGCGCGGTGTGTATGATGCGTCATTCTCTGAATTGCAGAGGCTTGCAAACGCATCGGACAATGAGTTTGTCCCGGTTGACAACATGGCTATGTTGCAGGCTGGCGGCGGGTTAGCCAATGTCATGCAGGAAGCGCCGCTTGATAATATCATTAAGGCATTGGCGCAGCTATATCAATCACGCCAGATTGTCGTGCAGACAATATATGAGATTACCGGCATTAGCGATATCATGCGCGGTCAGTCATCTAGCCGTGAGACAGCGACAGCGCAACGTATTAAAGGCCAATTTGGCGCAATGCGGCTGGTTAACAGGCAGCGCCGGGTTGAGCAATTCTTGGATTCTATTCTGGAACTAAAAGCAGAATTGCTTGTTGAAAACCTAGAGCCAACCTTGCTGTCACGGATCACAGGCATAAATATCAGCCCTGAAGCCGTTGCGGTCATGCGCGATGAGCGTTTGCGCCAGTATCGCGTTTCTATTGATACTGATGAAAGCAGCAGCCTCGACAGCGCCACAGAACAGAAAAGCC